CAGGAACTCCAGTAACATCAAGTGGAAATATTACTATTGATGTCAATAGAATTTCTGCAACAAAAATTGGTGGTGGAACTACTGTTAGTGATACCGAATATGGTTACTTGGCAAATGTGTCAAGCGACATACAAACTCAACTAGATGCCAAATCAGGAGCAGGTTTTGCTGTTGCTATGGCTATCGCTTTATAAAGAAAGGAAAACTAAATGGCTCAAAATTTTAGAAGATATACTGAAAATAATGTCGGTACATCTGCTGTTGATATTCCTGATGGCTCTAATTTTGATAGTTATGATGCAATTGTGGGAATTTCTTTAGCAAATGTTGGATCATCAGCAATCAATGTTGATTGTTATATTAATGATGGATCAAACGATATTTATTTAGTGAAAGATGCACCAATACCAACTGGTGGAGCATTACAAGTATTAGATGGTGGAGCAAAGATTGTAGTCCAGTCAGGAGATCGCCTCTATGTTAAATCAGATACAGCTAGTTCATTAGACGCATGGGTTAGTGTTGTAGATGCAATAAGCACATAAGGAGATAATTAATGCCCTATATTGGAAACACTCCTGCTGATAAATTTTTAACTTTAGCAAAACAAAATTTTAGTACATCAGCAACGACATCATACACTTTAGATAGTGCTGTATCTTCAACGCAAGATATTGCATTATTCATAAATAATGTTCGTCAAAGTCCAGTTGATGCATATTCTGTATCTGGCACAGCATTGACTCTAACTTCTGCAACAGCAGGAACAGATGAAATGTATTGTGTGTATTTAGGAAAAACAGTAGGCACAGTTTCTCCTTCAGCAAATTCTATAACTAATGCTATGATGACAGATGACTCTGTTGGATTAGCTGAACTATCAGCAACAGGAACACCATCAAGTTCAAATTTCCTTCGTGGAGATAACAGTTGGGCAACTCCAACTGACAATGGAAAAATTTTACAAGTTGTTACTGGTGTATCTTCGGCAGCAGCAACTACAACAAGCAATAGTTTTACACAAAAAGCTACACCAACAGTTTCTATAACACCATCATCAAGTTCAAATAAAATTTATCTTTCTGGTCATATTTACGCTGATCCTAACACCGATTATCTTATGGTTACTTTTGGCAGAGTAATTAGTGGAGGAGCAACAACTACAAATATTAGTGGAGAAACTTATGGGATGGGTATGATGAATGTAAATAGAGAATCTTCAATTTCTTTTTCTTACTTGGATGCTCCAAGCACAAGTTCTGCTATAAGCTATTATTTTTATTTTAAAAATGATAATGGCTCAACCTCAGTAGCTTTAGGACATAATTCGGTTGGAGCTTCACTAACAGCTATGGAGGTATCGGCATAATGACAACAGTATCAAAAGCAATTAAAGCAATAAATTCTAATGCTAAATTTACAGTTAATGGAGATAATGATGCAGATACAGCAGATATTATTTGGCTTGGTGGAACAGCAGAAATTTCTAAATCAGATATAAAAAATAAAATGTCAGAATTAGAAACAGAAGAAGCTAACGCAAAAACAAAATTAGAAACAGACAAAGCTAATGCAAACAAAAAATTAAAAGATTTAGGATTAACAGAAGATGAAATCAAAGCAATTAAAGGAATAGAATAATGGCAATAGATAAAATAGATGTAACAAAAGGTATTACAGGTAATCTTCCTGTTGCTAATTTAAACTCTGGTACTTCTGCTTCTTCTAGTACATTTTGGAGAGGAGATGGAACTTGGGCTGAAGCTGGTGGTGGTGCATTAGTACAAGTAGCTAGACAAACAATTACAAGTGGCTCTTCAGTTGGTTTTGAATTTCAAAATTGTTTTACTACAACATACAAAGATTATTTTCTTAGAGTGAGAAATATGCAACCATCAACTGATGGAGAGGGTTATAGAATGAGAATTATGACAGGAACAAATACAAAAGTTACAGGAGCAGTTTACAGAAATGCTACATCTTATTTAAGAAATGATGGTGCTACAGGAACGAGTGCTGGAACAAATACAGAATTTGTATTTACTAATAATGTTGCTTCAACACAATTTACGGGTGGTGCTAATTCTTCACTTTGGATAAGTTGTGATAAAAGTAGCACTGATAATAATTCTTTAAAAGTCAATGGTACTTCTAGTTTTACAGACCAAAATTCAAATGGGCATAGAGCAAATTCAGCTTTTCATGGCTCTTTTATTACTGACGATTTAAATGATTATAACACTACAGGTTTATACATATATGTTGAGTCAGGAAACATAGCAAGGGGCGATTTTACTTTATATGGATTGGTACAATCATGAGTAATTATAAAATTTATAGTAATGGTGTTTTAAGAGATATGAATGATGAAGAAAAAGCTATGAGAGATAAAGACACAGCTAAAACAAAAACCCAAGCTCAAAAAAAATTAGAATTTATTAGAGAAAAAAGAAATCAAAAACTTTCTGAAACAGATTACCTTGCTAACTCTGATGTAACAATGCCAGACAATATAAAAACTTGGAGGCAAAATTTAAGAAACTTGCCACAAGATAACAGCACAGAAGAAGAATACGATTTACTCCTAGCAAGAGATAGTGAAGGAAAATTAACACATACAATTTGGGAGAAACCATAGATGCCTTATGTAGGGAACAAGCCAGAAGTCGGAAACTTTAGAAAATGTGATGCGATCACTACATCTGCTACAGCAACTTATAACCTTTTAGTTGGTGGCGTAGCAGTAAATCCAAATCAAAACCAATGCATAGTGTCGCTGAATGGAGTAATTCAGAGTAGTGGAAATTCATATACAATAGCTTCATCTCAAATTACCTTTGCAAGTGCATTAACAAGTTCAGATGTTATAGATTTTATTTTAATATTAGGAGATACTTTAGATGTCGGAACAGTATCAGATGACACCATTGGTTTAGCTCAACTTTCTGCTACTGGAACTCCTAGTAGTTCAAATTATTTACGAGGAGATAATAGTTGGCAAACTATTTCAGGAACAACAATTAACACCAATGCTGATAACAGAGTTATTACAGGTAGTGGCACAGCAAATACTTTAAATGGCGAAGCTAATTTAACTTTTGACAGCACAGATATAACTGTTGCAGGTAGTGGTGGAATAATATTTGGATCAAGTGGAGAAACTTTAAACTCTTATGAGGAAGGAACTTGGACACCTGATATGCAAACAGGTGGATCAAGTCCTAGTTATACAACACAATTAGGATATTATGTTAAGGTTGGAAAAACTTGTACTGTTACTATGAATTTAAATTACACATCAACTTCTAGCAATATTGGTCTTTGGGGTGGATTACCTTTTACTTGTAATGCTAATGGTGGAGCAGACTCAAGAGGTTGGATTTACCATGATCTAAATACAACTATGTATTGTGCTTTAATAGGATCTAATGGAACAACTTTTTATATAAGACCTCAAGGCACTTTTTCTGGTGGATTAATGACACCAAGTGATTTTAGTGGAAAAAGTATGATGATGACAATAACTTATCCTACAGCATAGAAAGGAGAAAATATGGCTTTAGAAAAAGAAACAGTAATTGCACAAATTGAAGTAGTTGGAAAATATAAAGTAATTCAAGTTGCTAAAGATACTGTTGTTAAAGAAGATGGTAAAGAAATTTCAAAAAGCAGACATAGAACAAGTTTTATGCCTGACCAAGATGTTTCAGATCAAGATAATGAAATAAAAGATATTGCTAATGTTGTTTGGACTGATGCAGTTAAAACAGCTTGGAATAATGAAAAAACTAAAAGAGAAAGTAGTTAAATGGCACTAATTAAAACAAACGCAAGATCGTCAAGTCAACTTGATGCTACAATATTAACTGGTAATTTACCTGCTATTAATGGAAGTGCATTAACAAATCTTGATGCAGGAAAAATTTTAAATGTTGTTAATGCTACTAATGGAGGTAACTCCACAGCTAATACGACTAACACATCATATACCACAGCCGAGACTTTAGGAACGACAATAAGTGTAGCCAAAGGTAATAAAGTTCTTTTTTTTGCTAATGGTATTCAATGGAAAAACACTGGTACTAACAATTACAATGGAACTTTACGAGTAAGTGTATCTGATGGTACTAACACAGCTACGACAAATGGAACGACCATGCACAATCAAAATTTTAGTATTAATGCTGTTAGAATGTATGGCACAAATCATGCTTGTCTTTTAACCACAGCTTCAGGCAGTGGTAATGTAACTGTAACTGCAACTGTTCAAATTAAAGCAGAAAACTCTAGTGAAAACCATGTTTATTATGGAGATACAAATACTGATACTTCTTTTGCTTATACCTTTATGGAGATTGCAGTATGATATTTGACAGTACACAAAACAAAATGATTGTAACAAAAGTTGATGCAATTTTAAGTTTAAAAAATGATGCAGTAGTTACTGTTAGAAATGAAAAAGATATTGAGTGGCATGATAGTAACCCAACAAGCATAACAGAAGAACAAATTAATACTGAACAACAAAGATTACAGGCAATAGAAGATGCTAAATAAACCTTGTGAATGTGGCAAATCAGAGTGTGATTGTGGTAAATGAAAATATCAGACAATACTGCTATCAGTATGCCAATGCGAAATTTAATCGCTTTAATAATGGCGATAGGAATTGGAATATTTGCATATAGCGATTTAACTCAAAGAATAACACAATTAGAAACTGCAAGACAGCTTATGGAAGCTGATCTCTTAAAAAAAGCAGATCAAACTCCTGTCAATCAAGAATTATATATGTTGATTGAATTTTTATCTGGTCAGTTTGAAACAATGGAAAAAGAAATACAATTTATAGAAAGCAATAACATCAACATTGATTTTGTAAAAAAACAAATAGAAAAAATGCAAAAAGATGTTGAAACATTAAAAGATAAAGTGAGGAATAATGGGAGTCATTGAAACAGTTTTTAGTCTTTGTATGTTTGTTAATGGCTCGTTAGACGGACACATGATAACAGATGGTTTATCTCATTGTTTAAAAGCCAAAAGAGAAGCAGAAAGAAATTTAGCAGAGGGTAGAACTAATGTTATTCGTTATGAGTGTGGTCAAGTCAAAGCAGAGTTAAGACCAGATGCAGAAGGTAACATGAAAATATATAAAATTATAGAGGACAAATATTAATGTTTGGATATTGCTTTTTTTTAACTTTGGAAATGTATGGAAATAATTATTACAATGTATCTCGTTAGTTTTATTGGTGGGTCAATAATTTTAGCAATACAAAGTTAATATGATTAAATCTATATGTGCAACTTTATTGTTGTGCAGTTTATCTAGTTATAATTTTGATTTCAAATATTCCAACAAAGATCAATTTGTTAGAGGTATAACTGAATGTACTGTTCATTTTAATACAGCTATCCCACCTCAATACAGAGCAATAGTTGTTGTTTCTGTGGCTCAAGCAACTTTAGAGTCTAATTGGGGAGAGTCAAGATTTGCTAGGTTAGGTAATAATTTCTATGGAATGATAGAAACTGATAATACAAAGCCACACATCAAAGCACTTGATAGTAATATTCTTCTTAGAAAATATGGAAGAAAATGTGAAAGTGTTGCTGATTACATTACCTTACTTAATACTGGAACACAATTTGAAGAATATAGAGAAGTTAAAAATAAAGAAACAATTACACAAGAAGTTAATCTTGATGAAATAATTAATACTTTGCATACTTTTGCATTAGATAAAGATTACACAAACAAGATAAAAAAAACAGTATATTATTTATTGCAAGAATACCCAGAAATTTTTTTAATAGTGAAAGGTCAAGATGTCTGATTGGGAAAAAGAAAGAGCAATGATTTCTGAATTAAAAACTGATGTTAAATACATTAGAGAAGATATTGGTATAATGCAAAAACAGATAAGAGATTTAAACCAAACCTCAAACATGGGGATTGGCGGTTTAAAAGTAGCTTTGTTCATCGGAGGTATCTTAGGAGCAATCTATACATTTTTTAGATTGATAGAATAAATGAAAATATTGTGTATTTCAGATACACATTATCCTTACGCACACCCAGATCATTTAGATTTTTTAAAGGCTATAAAGTCTAAATATAAATTTGGAGCAAAGGATAAATATGTGCATCTAGGCGATGAGTGTGATTATTCAGCTTTGAGTTTTCACGATTCAGACCCAGACTTACCAAACAGTACCAAAGAATTAGATTTAGCAAAAAAAGATATACATAAATTAGAAAAGATATTTCCTAAATTAGATTTACTAAATTCTAATCATGGTTCAATGGTGTATCGTAAACGGAAGTTTCATGGTTTTCCGCAACAAGTATTAAAAGACTACGCAGACATTTTAGAAGTTAATAAAAAAAACTGGAAGTGGTATGATAGTCTTATAATAAAAGATAAATTTGGTAGTTATTATTTTACCCATAACATGAACGCTGATTGTTTAAAGTCAGCACAAGCACTTAATTACGAGGGATATGTGCAATCACATTATCATTCTCGTTTTGAAGTAAAATTTTTTAGTTCTCCCGAAGCATTACGTTGGGGAGCTACAATAGGTTGTCTAATAGACAAAGACTCTCTAGCATTTGCGTATTCTCGAGTAAATATTAAAAGACCTGTTATTGGTTGCATGGTTATCATTGATGGCGTTCCACATTTAGAACCCATGATACTTCGCAAAGGTAATAGGTGGATAGGGAAGTTATGAAAACAAAAGACCCATTAGTACAAAGAGTTTTAAACAGAATAGCAGACAGATCGGAGTCTGGTATCAAAAAGTTTGGTGTCACAATGGAAAATGCTGAACAAAGTTTAGAATTTTGGATAATGAATACGCAAGAAGAGTTAGCGGATAGTATTTTGTATCTCGAAAAACTAAAAGAAGAAATTAGGAAAAAAGAAACATTATGGAATATCAAAAATTAAAAGAGGAGATTAAGGAGCATGAAGGATATAGGAATAAAGTTTACAAGGATATTTTGGGATTGCGTACCATTGGATATGGTCATTTGTGTAGAGATGATGAAAAATGGGAAGACGATAAACAATACGATCATAGACATTTGGAAAAAACTTTTGAATATGATTTTTCTGTTGCCTATCGTGGTGCTATGTCTTTGCACGATAATTTTTCAGAGTTGCCTAAACTTGTTCAAGAAGTATTTATAGAGGCTTGTTTTGTTATTGGTACAACAGGGTTTAGTAAATTTAAAAAAACTTTAGAGTTAATTAATAATAAGCAATATACAGAGGCATCGGAAGAAATTAAAAATTCAAAATGGTATCGTCAAGTACCTCAAAGAGTAGAAATGTTAAGTAAAAAATTAAGAGAGGTGTAATGTTAAATCTATTAATTAAACCTCTGCTCGGAGTAGCAGGGGATGTTGTTAAAGGTGTTGTAGCAAGTAAGAAAGCTAAAGCTGAACAAAAATTAACAAAAATAAAAGCTGAAACTGAATTACTCAATAAGCAAATTTCTGGGGAAGTTGAGTGGGATGTTCAAGCAATTAAACAAGCTGAAGGTTCTTGGAAAGACGAGTATCTTACAATTTTATTTTCTATACCTTTGTTATTATGTTTTATACCTTTTACAGTTGAATATGTTGAAAGAGGATTTGAAGCATTATCGCAAACACCAGATTGGTATAAGTACACATTAGGTGTAATTGTATCAGCTTCTTTTGGAATTAAAGGTGCTAGTAAATTTTTCAAAAAATAGGAGGTAATATGAAATTATTACAAGACTTATGGAGTCACTTAAAAGAGTGGTCTGACTGGTCAATGAAGGATTGGATTAAAGCAGGTATTGTTGCAATAATCGTAATCGTAGTAATCGGTGCAATCTAAAGAAGAATTAAAAAGAATTGCAGAAGTGTTATCTGGTGTGTTTATTATAGGTAAATGCACCGATACACCATTTGTTGTTAAAAAAAAAGAAAAGAAAAAGAAAAAGTGAGGTCTATTAAAGAAGACATCATTTCTTGGTCAAAAGACTTTTTAGAAATACCTAATAAACATTTAAACAATTTCCCTGTTTGCCCTTACGCAAAAAAAACAAGGCTAGACAATCACATAAACATTATAGAACACCACGACTCTAACACTTACCTTGAGGCTATCACAAAAGAAGCTAATAAATTTACAGGTAAAATTTCAATCGTTGCTTGTTCTGATTTATCCATAACTGCTGATGAACTAGCCGACTATATTCATGCACTTAACTATGTGTATGTGCCAAAAGACGTTTACTTAATGGCATCACACCCAGAGGATTTTGATGAAGAAATAGATTTCTTGCAAGATACAACGTGGGAAAGTCATAATGATTTTATGATGGTATTAATGCAGCCATTTGATGAACTGGAAGAGGCAAGTAAGTCACTTAAAAAAATTGGCTATTACAATAATTGGGATGATGATTATTTTAATGGCACAGTAAAAAAAAGACAACACTATAAACATTTGAGGAATCATGAAGATAGTTAAAGTCACTTGGCTAGATACTAATGAAAATTCAGTAGGCGGTTGGATAGAAAAAGAAGATTTAGATAAATCTAAATGCTGTTCTATTGAATCATTAGGTTGGTTATATAAAGAAACTGACGATTTAGTTGTTATTTTAGCCGATAAAGATACATTTAATGAGGATGACCTTTTCGGCAGATCACAGGTCATCCCCAAAGGAGTGATCGAAAAAATAGATTATATAGGGTAATGGCGGGAGTGACGAGACTCGAACTCGCGACCTCTTGCGTGACAGGCAAGCGTTCTAACCAACTGAACTACACCCCCTAGCCAAAAACCCATTACACAAAACTTATTATTTTAGCAACCCTCTGTACGGCTATTGTACGGATTATTTGTCCAACGCTGTCCAATCGTGTCTTTAAAACGTAAGTTTTGTCTGTGTTTTGCATCGTCTGTCATACCTATATCAGCCCTGTCACGGATTGTCCATACCTTTTTTACCCCTAGTTTTCTGCGATAAAATTTTCTGTGTACGAAACTGTACGAATTAAGGTAGCAAATTTATTTTCTTTGCTGTCTCTTCTGGTATTGTACTTCCATAGACACTAATCATATCTCTCGTTTTCCAACCCCCCAAATCCATTAATTGTGCATCGCTTACATCTGCATAGTTAATTAAATTTGTTGTATAAGTGTGTCTTACCTCTCTACGTTTTTTCTTACGATCAACGCCTGCATCATCTAACATTTTATTCCAACGATTAGATAATCCCCAATCTGTTTTTTTTCGTTGATCTAAACTTTCCCATTCAAATAAACGATCTTCCCTATTATTAATTTTAATTAACCACTCTCTAAGAGTAGGGTGTATAACTACCACTCTTCCGTCTTGTTGTTTTCCTTGCCAAATAAATATTTTATTTTGCTCTAAATCTATTTGCGGTCTATTGTTTGTATAATTTAACCCTTTCCAAGATACATTTAAGGCTTCTTGTAGTCTAGCTCCTGTATAAAGCATAAAAACAAGTAATAATTTAATTTGATAATCATTGCAGGTTTCCAAACATCTTTGTATTTCTTCTAATGTAAAATAATACTTAGGTCTATTTTTACCCGATAATGTAGGAAAGTGTTTTATACGAAGATAATTGCACCAGTTATTATCTGACGCATAGTGCATAATTTTTGATACAGCATTAATAAAATTACGATTAACTGTTGCGTGTTTAGAGGATATTTCTATTTGTGTATCTCTATCTTGTTCATTAAACCGCAAATCAGCATACTGTTTAATATTTTTATAACACTCCATAGCTTTTTGACCAATAAGTTTATTATTGATTTTAGATAAAGGAAATGACCCTAAATATTCAACTGATCTTTTTAAATTTCTTTTATCTTGTTCGCTTGGTTTTTCATGTGGGTCAGACAACAATTCCTCATGTGCGTCTTTATATTTTCGTATCTTATAACTTCCATGTATTCTTTTATAGTCTTCCTTCCAATCCTCACAAAACTTTTCCTCAAATCTAGGTGTTATTTTTTTTGTATTTAATAAATCAGTTTTAGTCCAATTAACTTCAACTGTACTTCCTTCATGTAGAAAAGAACCTCTTATATAGAGGTATTTACTGTTTTCTCTTTTTTTAAGTCTAAGCATAGTTCCATTACCTTCCCAACATCTTCTTTAGTGAAGATTTGTGTATTCATTCTGAAACGATGCAAAGCCTTTTCTTGAGGATTTTCTTTTCTCAATTTGGCTATCAACCTTCTACAACTTCTTTCACTAAATTTCAAATCTTTTGCTAGTTCTTTTACTGTAATTATTTCTACCATTTAGTATTTCCCCATAATTATATCTTTGTTTTCTTCCTCATTTTTTGCCTCTTCACTAATTTTTCTCCTAAATTCATCTAATTCTTTACGCTCTTCTTCCGTAGTAATACGTTTTGGATGAAATAAAGCGGAGTTCTCTGGTAATCTTTTTTTTGCTAGTTTTTCTTCTAGTTCCTTATATTTCTCTTCATCTTTGCGTTGGTGTCCTAAGTACAGCATATTGCATAATTCTTTGGTCGCTAGTAAAACATCTTGATAATCCGTAAAAACAATGCACCATTGTATTATTTTACGTTCATCATGCAAAACTGATACTCTTTTATTAAAATGATGTACTGTATTATTATAGGCTTTAGAGATATATTCTTCCATTTTAGGCTTTCCTAATATTCTAATACTCCCATCTTCAAATTCTAATTCCCATAAAGGTTTTTCATATAAGCCAGATTTAGGATTATTACCGCCTTCTTCTAGCTGTGTTAATTTTGTTATTTCTTTACTCACTAACGATCTCCATTTCGTTGATAGGAATAACCCTCAACGCAAGATTGTTTTTGCCGACATACATTCTTTCACAGCTATCTGCTTTTTCTTTTGATACTTTGTATGTGTGTGGGTAAAGACGATTTCCGTATTTATCCTTATATGCTATTTCAATTAACACACCTTGATTTGTAAAGTTTCTATCAGCTATTCCCACGCTACCACCATGTTTCCACATAGGAGTTTGTATTGTTATCTTATTCATGTTTGATACCTACTCATTTTCATTTCATGTCTTTTGTTAACTTCATCGGTTTGTTCTAAATCATCGAGTTTTTGTTTTGTGATGTAGCGTACCTGTGACACTAAAAAATCTTTGTGTACTTTTTTTTTTACTTTTAAGTGTTCTTTAAAGTCTTCATGGTTAGCTACAAGTCTATCAGCAGTAGTTGCATTATGTCCTTCATCTTTTAGCTCTTCAAATATTTTACTCTTCAATGTTGACTCTGTATCTTTTAAAGAATCATAGGCTACTTTATTTTCTGCCCATTTTTCTCCTAGTTTTAATGTTTCATTCATCATTGCAACAGGGTCAAACCTATTTCTTTTTTTAAAATATTCATCACTCATAAATATTAACTCTCTAATTTATCAGCTATGTTTCTTAAATTTATCACTCTTGCTTTCATGTTATATTCTTTATCAGCATGACATTTATCGTGACAACTTCGGCAAAGACAAATGAGATTTTCGATGTAATCTTTGCACTTACTCCCACCACTTTGACGATTACTTAAATGATGTACGTCAGCACCCCATTCGCCACACATAACGCATTGTTCAGTTTGTGCTAAAGTTAATTCATCCCACCAAAATTGTCTGTAAACGTCTATGTGTTTTTTCACTTATAAAGTTTATCTCCTATGCCCCAAATCATAAAGGCGATAAAAATTAATACAGCTAATTGCAAAACCTCTAAAACAATCTCAATCATTACTTTTAACTTTCTCGTAAGAATCAAGTAGCTTTTGAATTTTTGTAGAGGGTGTGTTTGTATAATATTGAATTGACGAAACTTCTCTATTCATTGACTCAGCAATTTGTAAGGAAGTAAATTTTAAATTTTTTTTTGCAAAATTAACATATTCTTTCCTTGCTTTTACTAAATGTGCGTCTCTGCGTTCACTTAAAAACAATTCTTCACTTATGTTGTATTCACTGCAAATATCTACTAATAATGCTTGCAAGGTTGTTGGTTTATTAACTTTAAAATGTCTGTCTTCTTGCCATATTGGATTTTCACAAATCTTTTTTAAAATCTCAACCTCTCTTTTTGTGAATATTTCTTGCATTAAAAAGGTATGTCTTCTTCTTTTTTATCAAATTGATACAAATTTAATTCAGCATACATTCCACTTTGACCTGTTTTAATATCAAACTTAATGTATTTTTTATCCTTATGTCTTTCTAATTCTTGTTTGTACCATTCAGTAAATTTTTCTTTTAAAATACTTACCTTACATACTATAAAATTTTTTGCATTTTCTGATGGTTCATTTAAAAACATCCCACCTACATAATTAATCTTTTTTTTCTCTTCCATCTTATCTCCTAGTTTAATCCACTTGCTTTATTGCCATCATCATCACTGGCTAATCCATATAATGATTGTAGTCCGTACCTCTTTGCATAGGTTATTGCTGAACCCATTTTGTGTGGTATGTCTCTATCGTCATTTTTTATTACAACAGGTACACGACAAGTAAATTCTTTATCATCAATGTTGTGACGCATAGTTGTTTTCACATAAATATCTCTAGTTATATCTTCCCATTTTTTTACTATTTCATTTGACTCTTTATCAAACTGTGTTTGTTGTTTTTTAACAATCACATTTGTATAATCAACTGTTTGTGTAAATGATAAACCAAACTCTGCACCATGATTGACCGCATCAATAACACTTGTTAAATCTGAATAATGACTTTTAAAATGTGGATTAGTTTTATTTTTTGTAGCTTTAATATTCATATCTTGAAATTTAGCTAAAGCCTCTTTTATTGTTTGTATTTCTTCTGATTTATCTTTCATTTCTTTTTTCTCATCCTTTTCTTTAGTTCTTTGTCTCTTTCAAAAGCAGATAAATAAATCTTGAATTGTTTAAATGCTTCTTTCAGATCAGTTTTGTTAAAATCCTTAATCTCATATTCAGAATTATCTTTCGGAAAACGAGCTACTTTAAATTGATCTATCTCTATCTTATCGTTTTCTTTGATAAGATGTGCGTAGGCTGAACCTTGTATAAGATTATCAACATACACATTGGAAGATGTTTTAAAATCAATCAAAATATATTTTCCTTTTTTTTTGACGAGCAAATCTGGTGTACCTCCATATTTATATTTACGAGAGGTGTAATGTTTTTCTGTCCAAATAACTTCGACATTAGCCATTAAATTTTTTCCACCATTTCATAAAACCACGAAAACAACTTTGTACTTCGGGGTCATCCGATAATGAAAATTCTTTTTTATTAATGATACTTTCTGCGTGGTCGTGAAATGTAGTGCCAATCTCTGCGGTTCGTTTTAACTCTTCGTAATATTTAATTCCACTTAATCCAAGTTTATTACTCCAACCTGTAATAGCTCCACTATCTTTAAACCTAGATACTATTGTAGTGACACTAGGAATTTTTTTATCATCAAGTGTATAAGGTTTAGTTGGCATTATCTTCTTCTATTTTTTCTAACTCCCACTCTAAATTACCTTCTTTGTCATTATCAGGATTTGGATTACTTAATTTTATAAAATTAACCATTTTTTAAAATTTCCTTTATTTTTCCCATAGCTTTTTCAGACCTTTTCTTGTTATAAGAACTAACCTTTTCGTAATTACTGGGAGGATTATCGCTAAATCGCATACTTAGTTTTACCCACTTCATAGGGTCTTTATTTTCTATAAAAGGTGTTCCAAATATTAAATTTCTAATCATATTTACCTTTCGCAGTAGAGGGCAGGAACATACTTCATATTCTTGGAGGACTCCTACCCTCTAACATAGCTGTATCATCGACAGCAAGAAAATGACCTCATGTCAAATCTTGCCAATATTGACTATTTCTAGCCAATAAAGGACAAAATATAGATTAAAATTAGTTTGTCAAGTTATTTTGACAATGTAAAGTTAAATGCTGATTTGTTCGATTTTATAATCTTCGTCAAATAAAGTATGGTTGGAAATTTGTGGGAAAACAGCTTTATATTTAGAGTGTTTAATTAATTCAAATTCGTTAATAATCATACCTTTATAAGACATATCATTACCTTTATCATCAGTATGTTTTATGTTGTCATGGCAAAGAAATTGTCTTTTCCACCATTGAAAATCGCAAGTACCATCTTTGTTAAATCTTAAAATTTGTCCTCTATAAAACAATCCATCTGTATCACTTTGGTACATACATATAGTGTCCCTTAAAAAAATATCTCTTTTATCTTTATCGTGACACAAATCAGCATGGTCAGTATCAATTAAAGAAAAATTGGCTGATTTATAATAACCTTTAGCATTATGATAAAAGGCTTTATATGTAGGCTTTAAATACGCATTGTTTAAAAAATATATAACTTCAAGAGGTTGGTCATAAGGTCTTGGTACATAATGATATTTCTCTCTATCAAAATACTGTATAATCTCACATTTAACAATATCATCGCTTATAATTTTATTTATTCTAACTTGTAAAATTCTAGCAAATTCTTTTAGTTGCCAATACTTTATTTCTGTTTTACCTTTAAGAATATCATAAATTGTTTGATGAGACATTTTACCATAACCTTTCGGATCATCTTGAGTTAGTAAAGCAAGTGATCTAGCTGTCTGATCTTGTTGTTTTATTAAAAGACTTAAATTATTTAAATGTCTTTTATTGTCTATTAATTTCATTTGCATAAAAACTTACCTTAATTAATAAATGTTTACAAACATTTATTTATAGATAGTTTTTTACAATGTAAAGATTATTTGACAAATTATTTAAAAAATATATTTTTATACAAATGGAAGTATTTTGTAATATTTGTAAAAAAACTAAGAAAATACAAGATAATTTGACATTCAAAGAAACGAAAGTTTTAGAATTTATAATTAATTTTACGAAAATTGAAAAAAAATCGCCTTCTATGAGAGAAATTGCTAATGGTTTAGGTTTGAAATCTCTGTCTAGTGTAGATAGATACGTTTATCGCCTTCAAGATAAGCAATATATTGCCAAAACCCCTTATACTAAAAGGTCAATAGTAGTTTTAAAGGATATTATTTGTGCCTAAAATCTTTTCAAAACCAGTAAGAGTTAATGATTTTATTGCCAATACTGTTAATCTTTCAAATGAAAATATTGGAATTTATGTTAGATTGCTTTTCTATGCTTGGGAAAATAAAGCCATGTTATGCAATATTGAGGAAGATATTTTTGAAATTACAAAAGCATACGATAAGACAACACAAGAAAAAGTATTTAAAATATTACATAGGTACTTTACTTCTTATGTAAATTTTAAAACAACTATTAATGAATGTTTAAATGACACAAAAAATTTTTCTATAAATACTAGAAATTACATTGAAGAAAATTATCTTGATTTAACAGGAAATTGTTATTTTCAAAAATCTCAATGGTTGGAGTGGGTTAGGG